CGCTGTCGCCGGAGGATAAGCGGGCAGCTGAAGCGCAGGGCGAAATTCTGATGGTCATCCATTCACACCCGGACGCGCCGCAGCTCATCCCGTCAGAGCATGATCGGGTGCAGTGCGACTTCTCCGGCGTGGAGTGGGGCATTATGTCGTGGCCGGATGGCGACTTCTGCACCATCAGCCCGCGCACTGATCGCGACTACACAGGCCGCCCCTGGCTGATTGGCGGCAATGACTGCTGGACGCTCATCATGGACTGGTACCAGCGTGAGCACGGCATCACCCTGAAAAACTGGTCAGTTGACTATGAATGGTGGGTGGACGGCAAAGAAAACCTTTATGACGACAACTGGAAGGCAGAAGGATTTGTGGAGGTTGAGCCAGCGGAAATGCGAGAGGGCGATATGATCATGATGCGCATCAGCGCCCCGGTAACAAACCACGCCGCAATCTATCTGGGCAATAATATCATTCTTCACCACAACGCCGGGAGCCTGTCTACACGGGTGCCCTATGGCGAATACTGGCGTAACCGTACCGTGCGCATTGTGCGCAGAAAGGAGCTGATGGATGCTTAAAACCATGCGACTCAAAGGCCGGATGGCAAAAATGTTTGGACCGGTTCACCAGTTCCACGTTGCGGATTTACGGGAGCTGCTGCGTGCGATGTGCTCACAGGTGCCGGGATTCAAAAAGTATGTGTCAAACGCGCATCTGAACGGCGTTCGCTTTGCCTTCTTCAGCGGCAAAGACAATATCGGCCTGCAGGAATTCGATATGTCCTCAGCGGCAACTGAGTTTCAGATGGAGCCGGTGCTGGAAGGTTCAAAGCGGGGCGGTACGCTGCAGATCATCATCGGTGCCGTCGCGATTGTGGCCGCGTTCTTTACTGCTGGTACATCACTGGCGGCATACGGTGCTGCGCTCGGTACCACCACTGCAACAGGTCTGGCCGTAACCGCGCTGACCAGTATGGGTATCAGTATGCTGCTGGGCGGGGTCGTGCAGATGCTGACGCCGCAGCCCAAGCTTAACGTGGGCGCCTCATCCAGTACGGACAATAAGCCAAACTATGCGTTTGGTGCGCCGGTCAACACCGTGGCGATGGGTTATCCGGTGCCAGTGCTTTACGGGACGCGGGAAATTGGCGGCGCGGTCATGAGTGCAGGCAGCTTTACCAGCGATCAGCAGTAATTTTTCGGGATTAATTATCAGGCCACCTTCGGGTGGCTTTTTTTATGGGTGAAATATGCGACTTCTTGAAGGTGCTGTGATTCAGGGCAGTAAAGGTGGCGGTTCCAGCCCTCGCACGCCAGTTGAGCAGGCTGACGATCTGCTGTCTGTCGCGAAATTAAAAATGCTGCTGGCTATCTCTGAAGGTGAGATTCAGGGTGATTTAACCGCGCAGCAGATTTACCTGAACGATACGCAACTGGCTAATGAGGATGGCACCTATAACTTTACCGGCGTCGTGTGGGACTGGCGCAGGGGTACGCAGGACCAGACCTATATTCAGGGTATGCCCGAGGTCGATAATGAGCTGTCGGTGGGTGTTGCAGTAACGCAGACTATCGCCTGGACCCGCCAGTTTACCAATCTGACGCTCGATGCCGTTCGCATAAAGTTGAGCCTGCCTGTGCAGTACCAGTACAAAGACAACGGCGACATGGTTGGTACCGTTACGCAGTACGCCATTGACCTATCAACAGATGGCAGCTCGTGGGTCACGGTAGTTAATGGCAGCTTTAACGGTAAAACCACGTCTGAGTATCAGCGCGATCACCGCATCGAGTTACCGAAAGCGACTTCAGGATGGTCAATAAGGGTGCGTCGAATCACTGCGGATTCGACGTCCTCAAAACTGGTTAACGCCTTCAAGGTATTTTCGTTTGCAGAAGTGATCGACAGTAAGCTGCGCTACCCCAATACCGCGCTGCTTTATATCGAGGTAGATGCGAGCCAGTTCAGCGGACAGGCTCCGAAGGTAACCTGCAAGCCTAAAGGTCGGCTAGTACGCGTGCCTACGACCTATGACCCGGCATCACGCACTTATGCCGGTACGTGGCAGGGTGATTTCAAATATGCCTATACCGATAACCCGGCGTGGATTTTCTATGACCTGGTGCTGGATAAAATTTTTGGCATGGGGACGCGTGTCGATGCCACCATGATCGACAAGTGGGAGTTGTACAGCATTTCACAGTACTGCGATCAGATGGTGTCGGACGGAGCAGGCGGAACGGAGCCGCGCTTTACCTGTAATGTCTTCATCCAGAGCCAGCAGGATGCGTATACCGTGCTGAAGGATATTGCGGCGATATTCCGTGGCATCACGTTCTGGGGTAACAGCCAGATTTTCGTGAATGCAGACGTGCCGCAGGTCGATTCAGACGGCAACATTGATGTTGATTTTGTTTACCATGCGGCGAACGTTATCGACGGCCTTTTCACTTATGCCGGTGGCAGCTACAAGAACCGCTATTCCTCCTGTCAGGTTAGCTGGTCCGATCCGATTAATCACTACTCTGACACTGTTGAAGGCGTCTACGACTCAGACCTGGTACAGCGCTACGATGTGCGCGAGATGAGCCTGACCGCCATTGGCTGCACGTCCCAGAGTGAGGCGCACCGGCGCGGACGCTGGGCTATTCTATCCAACGCCAAAGACGGCACCATTTCATTTGGTACAGGGCTGGACGGCTACATTCCGGTACCCGCAGAGATTATCGGTGTGGCGGACCCGTTCCGCAGCGGCAAACAGAACGGTGGCCGCATCAGCGCGGTAAATGGCCTGCGCATTACGCTCGACCGTGCCGTTGATTATGCTGCAGGTGACAGACTGGTTGTGAACCTGCCGGACGGTACCGCGCAGACCCGCACAATCGGCAGCATCAGCACCGATAAGAAAACGGTCAGCGTGAACACCTCCTTTCGCCTGACGCCGGTGGCGGGCGCAGTCTGGGCCATCGACAGTGATAATCTGGCAATTCAGTATTTCCGCGTCACCTCAGTGGCCGGGAACGACGACGGCACGTTTACCATAACCGGCGTGCAACACGATCCGAATAAGTACAGATACATTGATGACGGCGTGCGCATTGAGCCAGCGCCAATCACTGTCACGCCCATCAGCGTACTGAAGGCACCGGCTAACATCAAAATCAGCGAAGTCAGCTTTGTTGAGCAGGGGCTGTCTGTTTCATCAATGCAGGTAACGTGGGACCGTGTTGAGGGTGCGATCAGCTACGTGGCTCAGTGGCGGAAGGATAAAGGCGACTGGATTAACGTCGCAGTGACTAGCGCACAGGGCTTCAGCATTCAGGGCATTTACACCGGCGTTTATGATGTTCGCGTGCGTGCTGTAAATGCCGCTGAGGTATCTTCCCCGTGGGGATACGCCGATTCAACCTCACTAATTGGCAAAGCAGGTAAGCCGGGCACGCCGGTTAACCTCCGCGCCACTGATAATGTGGTCTGGGCAATTGATGTGACCTGGGCGTTTCCTGATGGTTCTGGTGATACTTCTTACACTGAGATTCAGGTGGCCACAACTGCTGACGGGCAGAACCCACAGTTTCTGGCTTATGTTCCTTATCCCGGTGTCAGCTACCAGCACGGACCGATGCCCGCTGGCGTTCGCCGCTGGTACCGCGCCCGGCTGGTGGACCGCATTGGCAATACCGGCGACTGGACAAAGTTTGTGGAGGGTGCCAGCAGTGTTGATGCGACCGCGTTGCTGGGCGACATTACCGAGCAGGTCCTGAAAACAGATGCCGGTAAGCAGCTCATTGCCAAAGTCGATACCAACATTGATGCCATGCTGCAGAACGCGCTGAACCTCGATGCAACGGTTGATCACCAGATGGCAGAGGCTGGCAAAAACCGTGCTGACATCCTGACGGTGAAGCAGACCATCGCAACTAACGAACAGGCGTATGCCCAGAAGTTTGAACAGATACAGGCGACCGTAGACCAGAACACAGCTGTTGTTCAGCAGACGTCAACAGCCCTGGCTGACACCAACGGCAAGCTATCAGCACAGTACTCAGTAAAAGTAGCGGTAGACAGCAATGGTCGACAGTACGCAGCTGGCATGGGGATTGGCGTCGAGAACAGTCCTTCAGGCATGCAGACACAGGTGCTGTTCCTGGCTGACCGCTTCGCTGTGATGTCGCAGGTTGGAGCTACGCCGAAAACTTTCTTTGCTATCCAGAACGGCCAGACCATTATCAATTCTGCCTTTATTGGTGATGCGACCATTACTAGCGCGATGATCGCTGCATATATCCAGTCAACGAACTATATTGCCGGGACTGCCGGATGGAGGCTGGGTAAAGATGGGACATTTGAGAGAAATGCTGCAAATGGTTCAGGCAGGGTTGTAGACACTGGCACATTAAGACAGGTTTATGATTCAAATGGTACTTTACGCATCAGAGACGGGCTCTGGTAAGGAGAATAAATGCCTGGTGGCCTTCAGTGCTGGGATGCAAATGGAAAGCTGATAGTTGATATTGGAGATTACAATACTCGATATCTAGGCAGAACATCCGTCACCGTGGCAGCTAATACCAATCAGGTGACTGGAGCATTCGGGGGGCTTACTTCATCAGGATCATTTGTTGTAGTGGCTTCTGCTTCAAGCTCTTCCTATTACACACCCTCTAATTTTGCTGCTCGATCATATGATGGCGGATATCGCATATTTAAGCTTTCAGCATATACCGCTGCAGTTACCTTAACTTTGGACATGTACGCATTCATATGAGTGGATATCAGGTTTTTAACTCTGCTGGGGCGCTTGTAATTGATTCAGATTATAAAGGTACCTATTACCGTGATACGGTTAACTATACGAGCATAACGGATATAGGTTATTACAACATTACATGCCTACTTGGAAACTCCAACGATATGGGGCATGCGAACGCGAGTGTCCCGGTAGATGATAATCTGCGGTGGTTTAAGCCAAACAATAATGCCAAAATGTTTTTTACCGGACCCGACTGGGTGACTGCTAATGCTGGCTCAATGGCCCGTAGTCGAAGTGACATGCCTGTAGAAAGTGGTTATCGGGACGTTTTTAACTCAGCAGGAGAGTTAGTCTGGTCAGCTGTAATGGCTGCTAAAATACCTCGCATCCTTGGTTTTTTTGATGTTCCGGCAAACTTCGATTTGGATAACTCTGTTTATTCACAGGCGATTGGTAATGACTCATGGATTCTTGTAAGTTCTGTACCTGGTGGAAACATTTCTGATGATGGTTCCGGCACCGGTTTTTCGGGACCATTCTTTAGATTCCAGAATGGAACGTTGCAATGCCAGTGGGTAAACAAGCTCCAGCAGTCATGGGCCAGCACGCTGAGGCCTTATGGTATGCGTATTCCCTATGGAGTATTTTCAAACCTCAGTTAGAATGAATTATAAGTAAAAGCATTTTTCTAATTCAATTTCTTCCAAATGGATGTGATATGACTACATATGGAGTGACGTATGAAATATATTTTAACGACGTTATTAATTGCTTTCTCAGTTGGCGTGCAGGCTCAGAACAAAATTACGTATCCTGAAAGAGCAGAAAATCTCAGATTTGGAGGAGAGGTGGAACTTCTTTATGATGTGACGCCAGAAGGAAACGTTTCTAACATCAGGATTTTAAAGGTTCATCCAAATTATCTTTTTGATCGAGAAGTAAAACGGCAAATGTCTGACTGGATGTTCCCGGCAAAGAATCCCAAAAAAGACGTTCCGCTAAAAATCGTATTTAACCCAAACTAATTAAATAACTTCCAAGAACCCGGCCATTGCGCCGGGTTTTTTTATTGCCCGGAGAAAGCTATGCCAGCAGGCACTATTGCACTAACTAATAACTCAACAGCTGTTACCGGCACCGGAACGTCATTTACAACAGAGCTAAAAGCTAACGATTTTATCATCGCTATCGTCGGCGGTGTGACCTACACGCTCGCTGTGCAATCCGTTAATTCCGCTACCGGCGTTACCCTCATCACTGCTTACAATGGGCCAACAGCATCGGGCGTGGCTTGGACTGCGCTGCCAAATGCCGCGATGGTTGGCATTCCTGCTCAGACGGCAGCTGATACCGCCCGAGCTATTCGTGGCTTGAACCTCGACAAGGCGAACTGGCAACAGGTATATAGCGCAAGTGGAAATATTACTGTCAATCTACCTGATGGGAGCCAATACACCGGGCCCTCATGGACATCGCTGACAAATAGTCTGGCCAGCAAACTGGCAACGACTGGCGGCACAATGACCGGGCAGCTGCAGGTTAACGCTAATATCAGGACTACAAATGGCGTTCACGCCGGAGGAAATTACACGGCAACGCTCACCGGCACGTCAATGGGCTGGGACACATCCAACGGAATCAGCACCTTCCAGAACAATAAAGGCGGCGGTTTGGGTGGATACGTATTTCGTCTAATCAACGCTGATAACACAGTCGAGTTGTACCGATTCCAGTTCCGCAATGATGGTGTTGGGCTGGCCCCCGGCGGATGGGTTACTGGCTCGGATGAACGAATCAAAACTGATATTCAGGATATCGATCCGGAATACGCACTCAGCGCCGTACTGAAGCTCCGGCACGTCACATTCAAAATGCGGGACAAGCCTGACGGTAACGGTGGATGGACAGAGGGCGGGCGTAGTGCGGGTTATCTGGCGCAGGATTTAGAGAAATATCTGCCTGAAGTCGTTTCTACTGATAATTACACGTATTCGTGCCGCGGCGATAATGACGAGCTAATCGAGATTAAAGACATGAAAAGTATTGATCCCGGCAAAGCGGCAGCAACTCTTAACGGCGCGGCAATTAAGGCTCTCTACGGAATTATTGAAAGTCAGAATGCTATCATCACCGAGTTACAAAAGCGGATGAGGGATATTGACGGCTTGGACGCATAAAAAAGCCCGGCGACCGGGCAATGACTCAGCCGCGCCTCTCTGAGCAGGCTACGGGGGGTGTCATTTGAGATTAGTCACTCCCCACCATGCCCGCATTATTAAAAATCCTTTCCGCTCAAGCCCTTTACAAATCTGTGAGCTGGTCCGCCTTGATCAATCACATGGATTGATATTACTGTTTATACATACAGTGTTTATCAGGGGAGGGATTTATCATGCCGAGAGACTATGAGATCAAAGACGCGTTTGTAAGTGCCATTAGGACCAAGGCAGGTGCAGGGCGCATTGTCACGACCGAGGAATTTGTCAAAGAACTGGAACGGCTTAACTGGCACTTCAGCCTGCGCGAGGCAAATCAGTGGATAAAAACGAATACAACCACGTTTCGTGACGTTTCCACGCAAGAGGGTGAAGCGAAGACCTACCAGCAGTTCAATCCAAACGGGGGTATCTGACATGGGATTCCCTTCACCGGCGATTGACTACATCGAGCCTAGGCTCACCCTGAACGGCATGCTGATGCCTCACCCAGCCAATATGATGCTGTTAGAAACACAGGAAGGGTTTGTGCTGGTAGACCGCACTTTAACGGCCAAAAATGGCGAAGCAGTCGCTTTTCAGCTCGGCGACTACCCGCAGGTAGGAAAATTGTTCAGCACAGGAATTATAACTTCTGACGGCGAGACGATCGACGGAGAGGGGATGGACGGGATTATCGTGCTGGGTAAAGTGACAGCCGAGATAAGGTCTGTTTATGAACCTTCCAGACCGACTCTCTGAAAAATGCCCGCACAATAGCGGGCACCTTCTTTATCGGTTAGAAATGTACAAAGTCACTTCCAGCCCTAAGCGCATATCAATAAATGCTGGTTTCTTCCACATAGCAATTCCCTCCTAAAAGTAAAATACCACCCAATTATACTTCAAAAATTAAAGATAAATTGAGTACATAAATGAGTACATCATTTTTCATGACTCATTCTGCGATATCCTTATAAACATAAAGATAACATAGAATTATCCATGCCTCTCAACCGTGAAATTCATAGCTCTGCCTGTTCTGGATCTGCAGACCCGGCACGCTGCTGAGGTTTTCCGACAGATTAACGCGCGGTGCTGCCTGACGCATATCGTCGCCGCTGACCACACTCAGGGCGGCAGGCGTGTCGAGTTCGTT